CATATTTATAGAGGGTTTTTAGATTCTAATTTAGCATTAATATCAGACCCATTTTTATTGTTTTATGGTACAGTTAATAATTATAAGATAACCGACAATACAACTAAGGCTAGTTTGAATTTAACAATTACTTCACATTGGGCAAATTTCAGCAAAACAAATGGCAGGACAACCACAGATAATTCACAACAAAGATTTTTTAGTTCTGATAAAGGCATGGAATTTTCAGCATTAACAATTAAAGATATAAAGTGGGGCAGGGTATGAGTATTAATTTATACAATGCTGAACTAAAAGATATTGATAATGTAATTGATTTGTTGTGGAATTATAAAAACGAAGAAGGAACACATTTGCCAGATGTAGACGATAAAAAAGTAAAAAATTCATTAATTATGTTTTTAAAAAAAGGTCAAATAATTTTATTAAAAGATTTAGATTTAGATCAATTGATAGGTTGTGTAATTTGGTATAAATCAAGTTATTGGTTTAGTTCAAAAGAATGTATAAATCTTCATACAATTTATATTAAAAAAAGTTTTAGAAATTATAAATTAGTAAATACTTTGATAGATGCGGTAAAAAAAATAGCTAAAAATTTACCTATTCATCTAACTGTTACAACAGGTAATGAAACAGAACCAGTATTTAAAAGGTTGGGATTTGAAAATTTAGGTTCTAATTGGAGATTTAATTAATGGGTAATATTGTTGAAGATATTATTGAAATAGGTGCAGATATTGTTGATGGTGCTGTTGACCTTGTAGAAGATGTTATTAGCTTTATAATTCCTATGCCAGAAATACCCGATTTTGGCAATAATAATTCAGAACAACAGGCAAGAGGTGCTTTAGTCAATAAATTTACTGCTAATGGGCATATTCCTATAGTTTATGGAACTCGGAAAGTTGGCGGTAATGTCGTTTTTTTAGAAACATCTGGAACAGATAATCAATATTTATATATGGCTCTTGTATTAAGTGAGGGCGAAATAAATGATATAAGTTCTATACATATAAATGATAATCAAGTCACATGGTCTGGGGATATTGCAGATAATACCCAAATAACTGTAGCAAGTAGTGATGCTAATTTTTATGATGGTGCAAGTTTAATTACTTGCGAACCTCATTTTGGTTCTGATGATCAAAGTGCATCAAGTTTATTATCAACCCTTAGTTCGTGGACAAGTAACCACAGATTAAGGGGTTTAGCTTATCTGGCTATTAGATTTGAATGGAATCAAGATAAATTTGGCTCTTTACCGACAGTACAGGCTATAGTTCAAGGTAAAAAGGTATATAACCCTAATTTAGACGGAACTGTTACTGGTGGCTCTGGTAGCCACAGGAAAGACACAAGTTCAACTTGGGAATATTCAGATAACCCAATATTACAATTATTAGATTATTTAAGAAATGAACGATTTGGAATGGGTATACCTAACAGTTATTTTGATAGTAATTTTGCAGATTGGCAAACCGCCACAGACGTATGCGATACAAATATAACCCCTTTTAGTGGTGCAAGTCAGATTAATTTAATGGATAGCCATATTGTTATAGATACATCAAAAAAAGCTATTGATAATGTAAAATATTTAATTAGAGGTGCGAGGGGATATTTAAATTTTACATCTGGTAAATATAAAGTTTTGGTTGAAACAAGTGGTTCTGCATCAATTACGTTAACAGAAGATAATATTATTGGTGGTATATCTATTACAAGTAAAAGTAAAAATTCCAGATATAATAGAGTTATTGTTAATTTTATTAACCCAGATAAAGATTATCAATCAGATACAGCACAATTTCCGCCAGTAGATGAAACTGGTTTAGCTAGTGCAGATCAACATTCTACAATGAAAACAGCAGATGGTGATTTATTATTAGAAGGTCGGTTTGATTATTCTATGTTTACTAGCCCTTATCAAGCCCAAGAGATGGCAGAAATAATATTAAGGCGGTCTAGGTCTAGTTTAGATGTATCGCTGAAAGCAGATGCCACAGCATTAGATTTAGCTATTGGGGATATAGTTAATGTAACCCATGCAACACCCGCATTTTCTGCTAAACCTTTTCGTGTTCAAAATATGACTATAAATTCAGATCATACGATAGGTTTACAATTAACAGAACATCAAGATAGTTTTTATACTTTTGGAACTCAACAAGAAGTTGCAACTATCCCTAATACAACTTTACCTAATCCATTTACAGTCCAACCCCCTGCAAGTGTAACTTTATCAGATCAATTAATTCAATATAATGATGGTACTGTTATTGTTGCTTTAGATATTACAGTTGGTGCTAGTCCAGATAAATTTATAGATTTTTACCAAGTAGAATATAAATTAAGTACCGAAACAGATTTTATTATTTATGCTCAGGGGTCAGGTTTAACACATAGAGTTTTGAATGTTATTGACCAACAAACTTATGATGTAAGAGTCAAAGCAGTAAATACAGCAGGGGTTTCTTCAACTTATGTTTCTGCTCAAAGAACTATTGTTGGAGCAATCGCACCGCCAAGTGATGTAACAGATTTTTCATGTAATATATCTGGTCAAGAAGCCCATTTATCATGGGAAGCTGTTACAGATTTAGATTTAGCTTTTTATAATCTTAGGTTTTCAGAAGAATTAGACGGAACAGCAGATTGGCAAAATTCAGTTGCTTTAGTTGAAAAAATATCAAGACCCGCAACCTCAATTTCTGTTCCTGCTAGAAAAGGCACATATCTTATAAAAGCGGTTGATAAATTAGGAAACTTTAGTTCAAATGCTACAGCTATTATTTCTAATGTTACTGGGGTTACAAATTTTAATGCCATAACAACACAATCAGAACACCCTTTATTTAATGGAACAAAAACAAATGTTGTTTTATTAGATGGTTCTTTAGAATTAGATAGTTCAGAATTATTTGATTCAGCAAGTGGAAATTTTGATGCAAATACAACTAGGTTCTTTGATTCTGGAGCAAGTAATGCAGACTTTTTAGCTAGTGGTAATTATGAATTTGCAAATGTTATTGATATTGGAGCAAAACATACGTCAAGAATTACTGCATCTTTAACCCAAACATCAGATAACCCAGATGATTTATTTGATGGAAGGTCTGGAAACTTTGATGATGCTAGTTCAAACTTTGATGGCGATACCCCTGCAAATTGTAATGCTCATTTAGAAATTGCAACAAGTGATGATAATACTACATTTACAGAATTTAGAGGTTTTGTTATTGGAGAATACGAAGCTAGATATTTAAAATTTAGAGTTGTTTTAATTTCAAGAGATTTGGCAAGTACCCCAGTTGTATCAGCGGTTACAGTAACAGTAGATATGCAAGATAGAATATTTAGCGGTAATGACATAGTTTCTGGAACATCAACTAAATCTGTTACGTTTACAAATCCATTCAAAAGTGCTAGTTATGCTTTAGGAATAACTGGTCAATCTATGGCAACAGGGGATTATTTTACTGTATCAAATAAAACTATAAATGGTTTTGATGTTGCCTTTTTAAATAGTTCAAATGCAGGAGTTTCAAAAACTTTTGATTTTATTGCAAAGGGATTTTAAAGGGAGTATAATTAATTATGGCACAGTCAACCGATTTTAGTATTGCAAACCAATCTTTTCCTTCATTTAGAAGTGATTTAAATGATGTTTTAGAATCTATAAATACAAGTAATTCTGGGAGTTCAAGACCCTCATCAGCCGTATCAGGTACATTTTGGCTAGATACTACAAGTGCAACAGCACCTATTTTAAAGTTTTTTGATGGTTCAGATGATATTACATTTGCTACATTCAACACTTCTTCAAATACAGTTAATGTTTCAGATTCAGCAACAGATGTTGTTGGCGATACAAGTCCACAATTAGGTGGTGATTTAGATGTAAATGGAAACGATATTGTATCAACATCTAATGCAAATATTGATATAGTTCCAAATGGTACAGGTGATGTAACTCTTCAAGCAGATACAGTTCAAGTTGGTGATAATAATGCTAATGCTACTATTACAACAAATGGAACAGGTGATTTAATATTAAATACTAATGCGGGTACAAACTCTGGAAATGTTACTATTGCAGATGGTGCTAATGGGGATATAACTTTAACACCTAATGGAACTGGTAGAATTGTTTTTGGAAAAGCGGGTGTTCCTGCTGTTTTTACTGGTACAAATTTAACTTTGGATTTTGATACATACCAAAATTTTATATTGACCTTATCAGCAGGGTCTAATTCATTAGCTAACCCAAGCACAGAAGCATCAAATGTTGGGCAAACAGGAATAATTATATTTATACAACCATCAAGCGGTTCTGCGGGTACAGTATCTTTAGGCACAGATTATGAAAGTGTTGGTGCGGGTGGTCTTACATTGTCATCTGCAAATAATGATTATGATGTTGTGCCTTATGTAGTCAAAGCAGATAATTCTATATTGCTTGGTACACCACAACTTAACTTTGGATAGTTAGATGTTTAGTTCTGATAAATGGTTTGGCTCTACACCAAGTTTTTATAATGATGTTGCTACACAGTCATTGAGGCTTGATGATGGCAGTAGTGCTTACCTTGCATTTACACCTAGTTCAGCAAGTTCATCTACAGATAGAAGAAAAGTAACACATTCATTTTGGGTAAAAAGAGCATTATTAGGTTCACAACAAGCATTATATAGTGGCAATAGATCAGGTGGAGGTGATTATTATCTTATTGTTTTTAATGCAAGTGATGAGATTCAAATATATTTAGATGTTGATAGTGGAGGATATGGTTATAAAACATCTGCGAAATACAGAGACGTTTCTGCTTGGTACAATGTCGTTCTTATTATAGATACAACACAAGGCACAAACACAAATAGAGTTAAACTTTATGTAAATGGAGTATTGCAATCGTTATCAACTGTATATTCTGGAGGTTATGTAGCACAAAATTTCTCTACTTATGTAATGGATGGTAATGAAGATGAAATAGGTAGATTTGCATTCAATGATACTCAATATTTTGATGGGTATATGTCTGAAGTTATACTTACTATTGGTCAAGACAATACTATAGACCAGTTTGGAGAGCTAAAAAATGGGGTTTGGATTCCCATAAAATATTCAGGAAATTTTGGTGGAAACGGCTTTAGATTAGAGTTTAAACAAACTGGAACTGGCACAGCATCATCATCAACAATAGGTGCTGATACAAGTGGCAACAATAATCATTTTACATCTAATAATTTATCCGCACATGATTGTGTAATTGATAGTCCAGAGAATAATTTCTCAACTTGGAATCCTTTGAAAGTTGGTGGTGGTGCAAAGGGAACAATGAATGGTGGTGCTAGTAATAGAACATTTGCAGAGGGGAATCTATCAGTTTCATTGCCTGCAAATACTTGGGCATATAATACTCAAATATGTCCATCTGGAAAATGGTATGCTGAAATTTGTGTTAAAACAATAGGTTCAACAAATGGAGAGATTAGTTGGGGTTGGCATCAATATGATGAGTATAGTGATGTTGGGGCACATGGTGGTTATAATAATAATTGGCAAGCTTATTATCATGCTTATTCAACCGATCATATAAAACTTTATGATGAAAGTAGTCAATTAGGTTCAAATATAAATCTCACTTTATCGGCAGGAGATATATTGCAACTTGCTTGGGATATAGATAATAGAAAAGGTTGGTTAGGAATAAATAATACTTGGTATCGTACAGATGCTTCAGATGGCAATCCATCAGCGGGCACTAATCAGACTTTTGATTTTACCGAAGATGAAGCAAAAAATTTGGCAATTATGGTTGCTAATGGCACAAGTACAGATGTACATATTTTAAATACTGGTCAAGATAGTTCTTTTGCGGGAACAAAAACCGCCCAAGGCAACACAGACACTAATGGCATTGGAGACTTTTTTTATTCAGTCCCAACTGGGTTTCAAGCAGTCTGTGCAAAAAATTTAGAAGAACCTACCATTGGTGCCAATTCTGATACCATTGCTACAGACCATTTTAATACAGTCATTTATAATGGCTCTAATAGTTCCCAAACAATTACAACTGGACTGTCACCTGATTGGATATGGATAAAGGTAAGAAGTCTTACTGGTTATCATAACCTAACAGATACAAGCAGAGGTATAACAAGAGAGTTGCATACAAACACCGCTGATGCTGAAACAAATGTTGGCAGAGTGGCATCTACAAGTACTACTGGATTTACATTAGCAGATAGTGCTTACGGATATACAAATGAAAGCGGTCAAACATTTGTATCTTGGAACTGGCAAGCAGGAGGTACAACACCAACAAAAACCTATAAAGTTGTAGTTGTTTCAGATAGTGGCAATAAATATAGATTTAGAAATAGTGCAGATTCAGCAACATTTGCTCAAAGTGCAGTTACCTTAGATTTGCAAGAAGGCGGAACTTATACTTTTGATTTATCAGATTCTTCAATGAGTGGACACCCATTTGTCTTTAGTTTGACATCAAATGGAACTCATGGCGGTGGTTCTGAATATACAACAAATGTTACAAAAACTGGAACGGCAGGAAGTGCAGGAGCATCAATTTCAATAACTGTAGCTAGTGGTGTTGCGACCTTATATTATTATTGTAGTAGCCATTCAGCGATGGGTGGAAGTATAAACACAAACACAACACATGGCTCAACTAATTTTGATGGTTCTATTTTATCAGTAGAACAAGCAAACACAACTGCAGGGTTTAGTATTGTTCTTTATACTGGTACAAATTCCCATGCAACAGTAGGACATGGATTGGGTGTTGCACCTGCTATGGTTATATACAAAATTAGAGATGCAGGAACAAGTTGGGCAGTTTGGCATAAAAACTTAGCTACACCAACAACTGGATTACTTGAGTTTAATTCTACTGGTGGTGAATTAAATAATACAACATTTTGGAATAGCACTATTCCAAATTCAACTGTTTTATCTGTAAATACTTATGGTGGTGTAAATAATAATGGCTCTACTTTTTTAGCCTATTGTTTTGCAGAAGTAGAAGGCTACTCAAAATTTGGTAAATATGTTGCAACTGGCTCTGGAGGTGAGTTTGTCTATACAGGATTCCGCCCTGCCATGATAATATTTAAATGTCTTGCATCTAGTACTCAATGGTTGATTTTTGATTCAGTCAGAGCAACTTTTAATTTAATTGATGATGTTGTTTTATCTCCTAGTTCAAGCCAATCTGAAGGATTTTCTTCTGGTATGGAATTAGATTTTTTAAGTAATGGTTTTAAAATTAAAGGTAGCAATAATGACATGTCATATTCTGGACAAACACACATCTACATGGCATTTGCAGAACAACCATCTCGTTATGCAAATGCTAGGTGATTAACAGATAGGAGAAGATAATGGCTTATAAATATAAAGACAGATACCTCAAAGTTGGTAAAGCATGGCAAGATGATGAAAATTTCAAACACCCTTATAACTGGGCATCTTCATGGTCAAGTGATGATCTAACTAAGTGGGGAGTAGTTATAGAAGATGATGTTGATACAAGTTTTGATGATAGGTTTTACTGGGCGAAATCAATAGAACGTAAATTAGAAGATATAAACGTAGTTGATGAAGATGGCAAAGCTGTAAACGATCCTATTACTGGTAAACAAATGGTTCAGCTTGGTCTAAAATCTATATGGGTAACAAGAACAAAAGAAACTGCTAATAACCTACTTTCTAATTCAGACTGGTATGTAACAAGAAAAGCTGAAACAGATACAGCAATACCATCTGATATAAGTACATATAGAACTAATGTAAGAACTGCAACAAAAACTATAGAAGATAAAATAAATGCAGTAACAACCCTTGCTAAGTT